ATGGTAAGAATGTAATGTTGTCTCTAATAGCACCACCTGGTACATCAACATCTCTAAATTCTCCAGGCATGATAGGAGTATCGTCTCCCTTGATCCTGAGTCCTCTAGCTTTTAAACCACCAGGTAAATTACTTAAAGTACCTGCATCAACTAATTGTCTTAGTATGGATGTAGCTGACTTGGCTAATCCTCCTACCATGTGTATTAAACCAAACCCATAGAAACCTAATCCTGGTAGGTATTGGTAATGCACAAAGTGCATCCTTCTTAGTTTTGCAGAGTCATCTTCGTAATAGTTTCTGCGTATGCTAAGAATAATGCCACTTGGAAAATCAATAGTGACAACATAAGGTATAGCTATACCTGTTTGTTTGCCTGAACTATCAGTATCTTCAAACCCTTCTAGGTCTAAATCTACCTGCATTTCTAGTATTGTATGGCTTTGATCGTAGTTGTAAGTGTCTGATTCACCAGTAATTTCGTCATACTTCTTACTGATATCTGACATTTTTTGTGAACCATCAGGTATCTTGATGTCTCTGTAGAACCCATTAACCTGCATCTTTCTAACAATGTTAGATGATTTACGCATTACATGGGTGGCTCTTTCACAAGTTTCTAAATCACTTGCTCCATAGTTCACTACAACATCTTCTGCTGGTACAAAAATAGAGCTAGGTCTATCTAAGCTAGGATCAAAATAAACTTTTCTAAATGCAGAACCTGCCAATGGCAATGAAAATAACATCTTTTCTGTTTCAGTTCTGTACTCTGACATTTCATGTGTCAGCAAGTAGTTTAAGTAATCTTCTACTCTCTGCGATTGTTTTTCTTTTTCTTCTGTAATCTTTCCTACTATCTTAGTTCTGACTGGTCCAGCAGCAGGAAACATTTCTGTAATTGATTGGGATTGAAAGCGTATAACAGCTTCACTGAGCATTGGATGAAACACACCACAAGCTCCTGACCAAGGTGTAGTTCTTTCTTCTATCTTGAGTCCTAGCTGATCTAAGCCTTTAGTATAGGTTTCTTCCCACTCTGATCTTGAGTCTTTGTCGCCATTGTAATCACCTACAAGTTTAGAACCTAGTTCTTGTAAAACATCATCATCTATAAATTCTGCTAGATTAGAATCAAACTCTACATTGCCCATTTCTTTAGCATTAGGATCAAAGTCAATGATCATGCCACCATCTTCAGTTTCGATGGCTAATGAGTCTGGGTTTTCTATAGCAATGGTAAGCTCTTGATCTTGAGGGTCTTGCTCTATTGTTCCTTCTACAGGTGTAGCTGGTTGTCTTTCTATAGCCAATTAAATCTCCTAATAATAGTTTGCGGTACGATTGTGTTCCAAAGGCTCATCTTCTTCGTCTGAGTATAATGGAATAAAACCACCTTGTCTGAATCTTAACAGAGCTTGCGTAGTGCTATCAACTAAATCGTCATGTTCCATATTAGGAAATCCAGCAAACTCTTCAACGACTTCTTCTGCCCATCTAGTTGCAGGAGCATAAACAACACCTGAAGCAAACAAATCAGAGACTGCATTGACTCTTGATATTTTATCGTTACCTCGGCTAGGAGTGTATTCTTGTACAGGTATACCCATAGCTCGTAATTCAAATATTAAGGGCATACCAGCAGCCTTAGCTTCTACAATAAAGGCATCTGGCTTGTATGCGTTGTATTTCTCAAACGCCATCTTCTTTAGATCAGGAAACTCTAATCGTTCTTTGTATGCATCTAGCATGATAACAAAAGGAGAAATAAGTCCATCGTCATCTTCTTTGTAGAAAACTCCCCATGTAGTACACGCAGAATAGTCAGCTCTTTGATTCTTCATAAAAGCTGTATCCCATGATTGAATAACAAACTCACAGTCAGGCGGTTCTCTGCCTTCCCACACTTGCCACCACTCACGCTTAACTAAAGCTCCCTCCTCAGAGGTTGGGTCTTGTTGATATTGAGCCATCCATTTACTGTTGGGTAGCTCGGCTTTCAAAGCCTGTAACTCTTCCATCTTCCAGAACTCTGCCCACAAAGGGTTTCCAGAAGGCATAATGGCAGGAAGTTCTATGACTTCCCACTGGTCAGCACCGCCACGCTTTACACTAGCATCGACTACTTGACCTGTTAAATCTTTATTGTGCCATCTAGTCATAACCACAACGATAGAACCATTAGGTTGTAAACGCTGTCTTGGACCAGATGTGTACCATTCATAGGTACGATTGAATACATTGATGTCTGCAGAAGCTCCCTCTTGCTCGGAATGGGGATCGTCAATAATGAGTAGATCAGCACCTTTACCAGTAACCGCACCGCCTACACCAATCGCAAAGTAGTCTCCACCCTGATTGGTGTTCCATCTACCTGCTGCTTTTGAATCTGACTGTAAGCTCACATTAGGGAATACAGCTTTGTAATCCGCACTGTTGACTAAGTTTCTAACCTTCCTACCAAAGCCAACCGCTAATTCAGCAGTATGGGCAGTCTGGATGATCTTCTTATCTGGGTATTTGCCTAAGAACCACGCAGGGAGCAGGTACGAAGCGAACTCACTCTTTGTATGTCTAGGTGGCATATTGATAATTAAACGCTTCAGATCGCCTCTAGCGACTCTCTCGAAGGCATCCGCCATAATTTGATGGTGTTTACCATGAATAAAGGCTGACCACATCTCCCCAACAAAGGTCATGAAGTCCTCATGGCACTTTTCTCTACCTTTGGCTTTTTCTAGTTCTTCTAACAGGGAAAGAAGTTCCTGCTTCTGATCAGAGGATAGGTTTTTTACTTTACTTAGTACACTTTTATCCATACTTACTATCTAGTATATACCTAATAGGTAGTGATTCTTAAATAAAAAAACTTAATAGGTACATATAGGTAGGCACTCATTAGGTATTCACTGGATACTAGGTATATGTATCTACAGATTATACAATATTGCATGGCTTCACATAAAAATCAACCCTTAATTTTGAAAATATAGTATGGGGGGGTAGGATTCCTAGCCTTTTTACCTGAAAAAAAGGGTATTTGGTAGAAAAAGCTAGCAAAATGCAATATATAATAGGGGGGGGTATGTGAAATTAGGTCATATTATGTGCAAAACACTATGTATATATGGTAGTCAGGTAGCCTGTTATATATTTGGGGGGTAGGGGGTCTGTTGATACTGGGAATTTCCCTCTATTAAGGTGGGGTCTAGGTCTGTGCTTTAGGTACGCTGTGGATGTCTGTGATCTTCGTGGTGATCGTCTATTGATCTGTCTATTGATTGCCCTCTGACTCTCTGATCAATGCTTCTATCTTCTGCTCAATCTCACTCTCTATGTCATCACTGGTTCTGCTCTCCTTAATCTCTAGGGTGTCGCTGAATAGGTTCACTGTCTTACCCAACAATTCCAATGCCCTAACTCTCGTGCTGTCACTGTCCGCTTCCTTAGACTCTCTCATAAGCTGTTCAAGAACATAGCTCCTTGTTCGAGTAGTGGAAGCTACTGCATTGGTCTCTAATCGTTTCAAGCCATTGGATATTCGTAGGCTAACACTAGGGTTCGCCATGAGCCTACTGCAATCAACATGAGCGTGTTTAGGTATCTTCCCTGTCTTGGTTAGAGCAACATCATAGACTTGCATATAACATTCGATCTGACTTCCCAACTTGCCCTTGATGATGAGATCACAAAAGGCTCTTTGTTTCATGGTCAACTTGGTCTTATCTTTTACCAGTTTGAGGTTAGGTTTTTCTTCCTGAGATTTATCTTTATCCATGAGAAATATTATCTACCAGTAGGAGGAGTTTCGTAATGCCCACATTCTGCTATCTAATAAGATGACTTAGATGATGATTTAAATGATGCAATTTTCTACCAGTTATATATACTGTCCTTAGACCAAATGGATTATGTCTTTAAAAGATTCGCTACCGCCCAAGAGGGTTCTCTAAAGGATTAAAGGTAAAGGTTCTAGAAGTGTTAGAGAGAGATAACCATTAAGTGAGACTCTAACAATATCCTACCTTTTGAAAGTGGCTAGTGTGAGAGAGGTTTTCCAAGACTCATAAATTCCAAGTGGAATAAATTGCATCGACCTATTTTGATTTTAGGTTCGAGTGAAAGATTAAAGAGGTGCAATTTTGAAACCTTGGAGACAGTCCTCCAACTGTCTGTGAATTAACACACTGATGAGAATCCTATTTTGGGGTTCAAGAAACATACCTTGGAGGTATAACTTATGAATAATTATTCAAAACTAAAAGAATTGTCTGAAACTAAAAAAAGAAAACTATCTAATAACACCTATCTAATAGTTAGGGAAGATGGCGGTCTTGGAGTCAAACTTCATAATACTGAGGTGGTAATCCATTATCCTAATAAAGTAGTTTTAGATAGTGGTGGATGGCAGACAGTCACAACTAAAGCGAGAATGAATGAATATACGAATTTAAAAATCTGTCAAAAAGATTTTGAATGGTTCGTTGATGGTGTTCCTTTTCACGATGGTATGACAATTCAATATTAATAAACCAACTGACGATGACCTTTGAGATAAGGTCGAAACTTTAAACCAGTAAGCAGAAATGCTCTGACCCTTTCGAGGGAGTCTTGGTAGTTACTGGTAAATAATATTTATTGGTAATTGAAATTAACTTGAATCATTACAAAAAAGATGGAGGTCTTTATTATGAAACCAAGTCAAGCATTACTGTCGATTAAGGCAGTTTTAAAAGGGTCTAATACCCCATTCCTTTTAGGAGGAACAGGTATTGGGAAAAGTGCAATTGTTCGAGCATATGTCGATGACATTGCTGAGGATAGAAAGGTAGTCGTGGATAAGATTAATCCTACTCAAAAAGAGTTTGGATTTATTGATTTCAGACTGTCGTTGTATGAGTCTGTTGATTTAGGTGGTTTACCTTATATCAACGATGCGAATGAACAGAAGAGAGCCTTTTTAGGTAATCTTCCAGTGAGTGGTGAGGGTATTTTATTCTTCGATGAGTATGCCCAAGCACATAATTCGATACAGGCTATCTGTGGGCAATTGCTGTATGAGGGAAGGATAGGAGACTATTCATTGCCTAAAGGTTGGAAAGTTATTTGTGCTGGTAATAGGGCAACTGATAGGGCTGGAAGCAACAAGCTACCTAGCCATGTTGTTGGTCGTTGTACCATGATCGATTTCGAGCATAGCACTGATGACTGGTTAGCATGGGCAAGTAAGAATGATATCTGTTCTGACATCTTGGGATTTATAAGTTTTCAGCCCGAATTGTTGAATGACTTTGACCCCAAGATAACAACTCCGCAACCTAGCCCAAGGTCATGGGCAAGGTTAAGCGATACTCTCAAAATTGACCCTCCAAAAGAAGTTTTGCAATTGATAGTGCAAGGCGATATTGGAGAGAGAGCATCGATAGAGTTTATGTCATTCCTATCTCTGAAAAATGATGTTCCCAACTTGCAAGATATTTGTGAGGGCAAGGATGTCGAGGTTGTTGATAGTGGTGGTCTCTGCTATGCAACTGTCTGTGCATTAGTGACTGTTCTTAAAGAAGTAAGCGATGATAAATTGCATGACTACTTTGCTAATGCCCTTGATTACATTGAGAAATTTCCTACACCCGAATTTGGAATTTTCTTTGTGAGATCGCTTGTTGGAGCAAGAAGCGATATTGTGGATTCTGCAAGATATGGAGAATTCAAAATCAAGAATCAAGACTTAGAAGTCTAGGTCTGAGTGAGGGCAGAATTTATATTTACTGGTTAAATATATTTTCTGCTCTGCTGTCATGAGTTTTTTTACTCATCTGAGGAGATCAATTAAGATCGAAACAGCAACTTTCTTAAAAAGAATGGAGGTTCTTATTATGGAAAAATTAACTAATACTCTGTCTGAAAATGCAGTGTTGGTTCGCATGACTGCGAAGCATCCTAGTGGTATCAGAACAGATAAAGCGTTAAAGCGTAATCTAGCAAAAGAAACTGAGGTTTCTAGTGAAAGATTACTAGGTGTTTCTAAGCACATTTATGGCGAGGATATTAACAAATATTTTCGTTCAATCTTAAATGAGTTTAGGAATAGTTTTTACTATCCGATGACTTTGCCTTGGGCAGATAATTCTACTGATTGGGATAACAAGGTTGTTAGTGGGTGGCGTTTATGCCCTAACTCTCAACTGGAATCATTGCAAAATGCAGTAGATGAAGCCAAGCAAAAATGGGATAAAGAGGTAGATGGATTTTTAAAAGGCTATCCACAAAAAATGGAACAAGCCAAAAGAAATCTTGGTAAAGCGTTCAATGAATGTGACTATCCAACTTTCGATGAACTTAGATCAAAATTTAGGTTCGATTTCGAGATATCTACTGTTCCCCAATATGGCTCTGACATTCGTCTGAATGTATCAGAAAAGTTAAGGTCGAAGATAGAAAATGATGTGAAGAATAGACTCAACAATAATATCAAGAATGTCTTGAAAACTACTGTTGATGCTGTTCTTGAACAGACTGATCACTTAGCGAAAAAATTGAGAGAATATGACCCTAAGCAGAAACAAAAAGGTTTCTTTAATGCTTCCAGTTTTAAAGCACTGGAAAAATTAACTGGGTCTTTACCAAATATCAATTCTGATATTTTAGGTAATGATCAAGATATCGCTGATGCTCATCAAAAATTGGTTAGCGTTGTTGCAACTTTCAATGGTTATAACAATGGCATTGACTCTCTGAGAGAGGATGATGCTTTAGCTGATCAAAAGAGAAAAGACTTAGCTGATAAGTTAGAAGAGCCTGCTGACTCTCTAAAAGGTGGATTCTTGGGAAGAGCCTTTGGAGGGAAAAAAGATGACTAATTTAGCAACTGTAAATGAGCCACAATTGGCTCACGATTACATAGTTAAGGCGAGAGCAAAATTAATGAAAGGTAATGTGGGCATGGCTTCCATGCTCTTACACCTTGATTTAATTGAGGTCGATGAGTCTAAGTGCGACACAATGGCAACTGATGGGAAAGTAATTTATTACTTTCCTCCTTTTGTCTTGGGTCTAAGCGAAGCTGAACTTCAAGGTGTCTTGGTTCATGAAGCATTTCATGTGGTTTATGAACATCCTTTGCGAAGAGGAAAGCGACATCCTAAAGTTTGGAACATAGCGTGTGATTATGTAATCAATGCCTACATATACTGGGATTTAAAAATGGAACTTCCTATGGGTGGTTTACTAGATCATAAGTATAAAGGCATGACTGCAGAAAAGGTTTACTCAATCTTGGTAAAAGACGAGGAAGCCTTGGAAGATGCAATCAATCAGATTAATCAACAAAAACCTAATGGAGAAAACTCTGACGAAGAGCAAGATGCTCAAAGTCAAGGTCAAGGTGGCGATGAAGATTCTGATGAAGAGGGTACAAGTGACTCTCAATCTGAAGCTGATGAAATTTCAGATACCAGTCAAGGAAATATTTCTGAAGCTGGAACTGGAACAGATTGGGATGAACTACCCTCTGCAATTGGCGAGGTTTGGGATGCTACTTCTGAAGATGGAACTCCTTTAAATGATGCAGAAATGCAAGAATTAAAAGGTGAGATTCAACGAGCAATTTCTTTAGCTGATAAGTTAGAGGTTGCTATGAGTAGCAATGGTTCATCTAATGGTCTTGGTTCTGCTGATGCGAATCAAGAAGTAAAAGTGGATTGGAGAGATCAACTTAATGATCTTTTACAGTCCTCTATTGCTGATGACATTACTTGGGCAAGACCTAATAGGAGACATCAATTTAGAGGTATTAATTTACCTAGTAAAGCGAAGTCTCCACAAGGTGGTGAACTAGCCATTGTGATTGATACCAGTGGTTCTGTTTCTCAATATGAACTAGATATGTTCGCAACTGAGATACAGGCTATGGCTGAGGATTGTGGTCTTGATAAGATTAGAGTCTGCTATTGCGATACTGTGGTTCGTAAGAATCAACAAGGCGAGTGGTGGGATATCTATGAGTTAGATCAAGGCGAGGACATTCAGCTAACTGTTCGTGGAGGAGGTGGAACTTTATTTGACCCTCCTTTTAACTTGTTCAATGACTTTTCAGATGATGTAGACGAGGTACAAGCCATTGTCTATTTCACTGATGGTTGGGGTGAAGTTAGCGAAGAGGTCGAGCCTAATGTTCCAGTCTTTTGGGCAGTCACTGAGAAAAGCAGTTATTCAGAAAACCTAGCCTTTGGCGAGGTTGTGTATGTTGATACTGCTGACTTCTATCACTAGAAGCGATTTAAGAGGAGGGTGTTTTGAGGGTCACTAGACCCTTGACCCTCCTCTGATTCGTTCTCTATGGCGATCTCACGAAGCTGATTTTGACAATTTCTGTCTGAAAATGTGTATTTTCACTGATGACCACGAAAGTGGCACTTATCTATTTATAGGTAGGTGGACTCAAAAGAGTCGAAACAGAAACTTAAACTTATTCTATTACTTTGGAGGTAAATTATGAATAAAGATATAGAGAAAGTCTTTTCAGAAATGAAAAGCAAGTATGGGATAACTGGTAAAACTCCTATTGGAGATTTGCCATTTATGATGACCAAGGCTGATTGGTTAGTCTTTTCTTGTTCCTTAAAATATCCTAATGGTGTTTTAAAAAATAGAGAGGTGAAATCATGAGTGATCTAGTCCAATATAATCATAGACCTAACCCCAAATGTAGGGATGAGGTTTTGATTACAGTCGAGCATGGCTATCATTATCGAGAGGTAATGAGGAAGTGTGGACAGACAGCTACAGATGGAGGTCGAATCCTTTGTAATAAATGCTGTAAGTCATACGATAGCGAGGTGAAATCATGAGTAAGCCTTGGGAAAAGTATTGTTATGGCACAAGTAAACAGCCTTATTATGGTTGTTGTGAAAGCAATAGAAATGAAGAGGGAAAACCTTTGCATGAAATGTCTCGATGCGATGATGCTGAGGGAGATTTCGTTGCTCATTTTTGTGAAAAGTGCGAGGACAAAACTCTAGGAAAGTATGAGCCTAGAATTTGGTCAAGCAATCATAGACCCTTTGATCAATATGGAGGTGAATGTATAGACGATTGGGTTTAATCCTAAAATAAATAAGGCGGTAGCTACTTTAATTAGTAGCTACCGCCTTTTTTTTTGGCTCAAAATAAGGTGTTTCAAGGGCATCAAAGAGCTGTGTTTTGCGTACAGGGAGAATAATATTTACTGGTATATAGAATTTACTGGTTTTGCGAGAGGGTGGGGTATGTGTGCGTTCAGATTCTCATCAGGTGATAAAAAAAAATATATTTGACCAGTATTCGGCTGTGGATAACTCTGTGGATAAACTGTAGATAAGTCTTGCAATCTGCAATCACCTGATATATATTGATTGACATAAGATTCATTTCTTAACCAATCACTTCATAAGAGTGAGACCTCCAAGTCTATAAGTTAGATGGGAAAGGGTAGATAGCAATATCTACCCTTTTTTTTTGGCAGTGAGTGATAGTCCATTGGTATTATTGTTTGTATTGTTTGTAGTGTTTGTATTGGTGTTGGTGTTTGTTGTTTTCCCAGACTGGTAAATAATATTTTTTAGCAGGATACAACACGATCCTGTGTTCCACATGGAACAGCTTTCAATTTGATTGCATTTCACTTAGAATATAGAGATGTTTGCAGTTATTAGACACACTTATAAGTTAGATATTCCTGACCCAACCAATCCCAACAGTACCCAAAGCAGTGCTAAGTGGAAGCACTTGGTATGGATATTTGAAACTGAGATAGATGCTTTGGCTTTTGCCATTACATTATTGGATGACCCATTGATTACTTCTAATAGATGGCTTATCAAATCAGCCATACACCAACTTGAAACCGATAGATACTATCAAGTAGGCAGAGAAAGTGTTGCCATTGCAGAAGTACAGGATGCTCCTGAGATTGTCTTTACTGACGATAATATTGAAAATGCATTAGATGAAATAATAGAGGAGAAAAATCATGAAGAGCCTATTCATTAGATGTTCTGAGGAAACTTACGAACTAGCACACGCTTTAGCTAAAAAAGAAAGCAGATCACTTAACAAACAAATCATCCATATGATTCATAACGAAGCAGATAACAGAGGTGTTGTTGTTGAAAAGAAACCTGAGCCTGAGAAAACTGTAGAAGTTAAGACTGGTTTACAAGGCTTTGTTGGAACAGCGACACAGGGTTTTTCTGACTAATATACCAGTAGTTTTGTAGTGCATTAGCACATTCTTGTACCACCATTATCTCTAAAGCATTTACCTTCTTGGGATTGTTGACCATTAGTTTCCAAAACATTTGCTCTTTTTTTGTTCCCACTTCTTCTTTGATTGTGCGTTGAACTCCTATCAAAATAACGCCACGAGGCTCGTGTCCGTAATTTCCCTGACTGGTTAAATATATTTTATCAAGCCCTGGGGTCTGGACAAAACTTCCTGACTTACTTAACAAACCAAGATACTTATCACATACATGATGTTGTTGCGTATCAAGATCATCATTGAGAAAAAGCACATCTATGAGGTGTTGATCAAGCACTATGGCTCGACCAACTTTTGTTTTAGAGAACTGTTTAATTGCAACTTTATGTTGCTTATGCAAGTATGCACTGCCAATATCATTGACATGGATTTCTTCTTTAGAACTCCCAATCGTAGTCATCTTGTAAGACTTCTTCTTCTGCATATCTATTGCTTAAAGGGTCAAAAGTTAAAGCAGTCATACCTGTTTTACCACACCATGCCCACCTTTGCTTCCAACAATGTATCTCTACATTACTTTCCCCACGATAAACTGTCAATCCTGTATCACATTTAGAGAACCAAGCATTACTTCCACTGATATCATTACCAGTACATACATTCTTCTTGCCATCCCTGACAAAAGGCTTTGTTGGATGAGCAATAAAGAAACAAAGTACATCAAACTTCTTGCAAAACAACTGAACTTTAGTAAGCATTTCAGAGATAGCATCAGTGACTAAACCTTGATGATCTGAATGTATAAAGTTAAAAGGGTCAATGACAAGTATCTTTACCCCATATCTCATGACTGCATCTGCTCCCTTTTCTAATACCCTTTCAATCGTAGGCATCCCTCCATCTTGATAATCTTGGAATAGAAAATGTTCGTTGATGAAGTGTTGGGCAAAGTCCTTTTCTTCTTGCGACATCCTAGCGTTCTGCCCTTGGAAAAATGGTTTACCAGTAAAACATTGTGCCAACTGGATAGCATGAAGCGTTGGGGGTTTCTCAAAAGAACAGTAGTTTGTTTTCCATCCAAAATTCTTAGCGACATTTACACATAACTGATCAACAAAAGCTGACTTACCATCTGAGGGATAGCCTGTAATGACTGCAAGATAGCCAGTTTGTAGGTTAAATAGATGATCAACTTGAGCAAAACCAGTGCTTACACCTTTGGGATATCCCTGTTCATACAAAGTTTGGAACTCATTGTCATAGAAGTCTATGTTATTAAGTCCATGTAAAGGAACTGGTTGAGCATTTAATACTTGATGTCTTACAGTTTCTGCATTTGTTTCTATTAATAGATCATTTGCATCTTTGTTTCCAAGGTAATCTACCTTATAACACCTAGCCTTGTTAAGTCTCCTTGACAACTCTTGAGCCAAAGCATCTCCACTTTCATCCATATCTGTGGCAAGAATAATCCTTTCAACATCCTCAAACTTTGCTCTCTCGCTCCATACATACTTGAATCTGCCCTCTTCATTGGGGTCAACTTTCTTATCATCTGCTACTTTGTTTGGTGCTCCATTGGGAACTGAGTAAACTGTTATGTTGCTGTGATTCTTAAAGGCTTCTTTGATTGCAAGGGTGTCCATCTCTCCCTCTGTAATAACAATCGTTGATTCAACTGTTGGCAAATCATCCTTAAAAGTTTGCTTACCCCATAGCTTGACTGCGTTGTTATCCCACCAAAAATCTTTCTTACCATTTGCTGTTCTCCATTTGACTGCGATAGTGTTAGAACCATCGTGGAAAGAAAAACCTATGACTGGTAAATTATTTTTTTCTGCCAACACACATCCTGAATCTTCCGCCACCTCCTGACTAATTCCTCGTGCCAATAACCATTGAGCAGTCTTATCTGTCTTGCTGTCTTTGGGTAGATTGATTGGCTTGTTTGGTTTCTTTGGGGGTGTTTTCACGACTGACATTTTAACTCCTTGTGTCCTTGGAAATGCACCATTGATTCCACAATGATGACAATTATAAACTATTGTTTCTGAATTGATATTGACACTTAGTGGGGTGTCTCTTTTGTTTTTGCTTCTGTTGTTTTGACAACTAGGACAAGTTATTTTGTATTGACCATGACCTAGATTACTTGTTTTGTGATTGTGATTAATGTGACTCTTGATGTCACTTACCTCTTGACTTTGCATACGACCTCCATCATATTACTCGTTATACTAACTACTTTAGTAGTCACTTATTAAAATACCTACTAGGTATATATACCTACTAAGAAACTCTTTTAACCCACACAGCATCAATCTCTTTAGCCATATCATTGGCTAATTTCTTTCTTGATAACAGGGGATAAGCACTTAAACTTCCAACTGCTCCTCTAACCATATCTGCATCTATATGATTGCGTTTTGCTAGTTTTTTAAAGTCATCTGATATAAAATAAGAGAGTGCCTTACTCGAAATATCAATGTCTTTGCTTCCACAATCTCTGACTGCTTGTTTAATAACTAGGAGATCAAGTTTTGTTTCAGCGTTTAAATTCATCCCCAAATATTAATTCATTCTTACTAACTAATCAAGTGTTCATCTAGCTATAAACTTTATATCATCATCTATGTTGAAAAATATAATAAACTATATATACTAAAGTTTTACACATTCATAAAGGGAGAAAATATGAAATGGAATAACGAAGAAATTACTAACCCAAATCATCTTGCAAGAACCATGATTTTAAATGTCCTGATTGGTTTAGAAGATCAAGTGCATAAAGAAATGTTTGGTGGTCTTGATATAAGAAGCGATATCGCTAAAAGAATATTAAAAGTGAATCAAAAATTTGAGGTAAGTGAGTTTGAAGCTGAGGTTTTATTGAAGAACATATCATTTGAGATAGCCAAGATCATTGGCAAATTAGAAAATCAAACAGGCATTGATACAGGTTTAGTAGCTAGAAACAATCAAGGTTATGTAGATAGGCAGTCTTACAAAATTTAATAGGAGACCATATGGAATTTGAGATTAAGAAAGGCGTACCCTTGCCTAGATCAAAGGGCAAACCAAGAAAGTATGATTTACCTTTAGAGGATTTAGAGGTAGATGAACACATACACATACCAATACCCAAAACTAAAATTGCACAAGAACAAAAGATCATAAGAAACTTTGTCTTGCGATTTACTTACAAGAATCCAAATAAGAAATTTACTGTTAGACAGTTATCTGATGGCATAGGTATTTGGAGGACTAAGTAATGACTAGAAGAGAAGAATTAAACTTACAAGCGATTAATGTTGATAAAGACATTCATACAGTGGTTAAAAAGTTTTGTGAACAACATGGTCTTGTTTATTCAAAGTTTGTAGGTTTTGCATTAAAAGATCGCATGATTAAAGTTTCTAAAATGTTTGCTGAAATGGATGCTGATCAAGATGAAATACACTAACAATCAAAACATCCCTGATGAAATAATTAGGGCAGTACATAACGATAGCTACTCTAAAGGTGCTTCTACTATGTCAGTCACTGGTTTACTTGCTCCTCCTCGCATTAGACTACTTAAAGAGGAACATGACTCTGAGATCAGTGTGGATGTCTCTAACGAGATTTGGAAGCTATTAGGTCAAAGTGTTCACACTATCCTTGAGAGAGCCAATGAGGGCAACGAGGACACCATTACAGAGGAGAGGATGTTTGCTAAGGTCAATGGTTGGACTATCAGTGGTCAGACAGATTCAATCTCATTAGGCACTAACACTTTAAAAGATTACAAAGTCACCTCTGTTTGGTCTGTAATCTCTGCAATGAAAGATGGGAAGATAGAGTGGGAGCAACAGCTAAATTGCTACGATTGGTTGCTTCGACAGAACTATCCCGAAATTTCTATTGACCAGTTAAATATTATTACGATCAATCGAGACTGGAGCAAAAACCAAATGTTGAGAAGTGGAGATGACTATCCAAAATCACCAGTCAGCGTCATTCCTATTACCAAATGGAGTGAAGAAGAACAAGAAGAGTTTATTAAACAACGAGTTTCAATCCATCAAGATGCAGAAGCTGATTATCTAATCAGTAAGACATTGCCTTTGTGCAGTGATGCTGAGGTGTGGAGAAGAAAGGATGCTTATCGAGTTATGAAAAAGGGTAGGAAATCTGCTCTGCGTGTTTTAGATACGCAAGAATTAGCTGATGAGTTTGTAGGTGGTCACGATGACAAGAAGATTCTAAACATAGAATTTCTCAAGGGAGAAGCTATTCGATGTAAAGACTATTGTGATGTGGCTGAATTTTGTGATCAATTTCAAAGGGAGAAAAATGAAATTATTAGCTAAAGAAAGAAACTTTATTTCAAACGAAGTAAAGAGATTAATGGAACGACACCATCTAAAAAAATTAGAAAGGATAAAACAAACTAAAGAGTACCAAGTATTTGATAGTGAGCGTAAAAGTTTGTATGAACTAGAATCTAAGATTAAAAAACTAGAAGAAGAATCAAGGGTCAGACATCACAAACTGCAAAACAAAATAAGAAACTACAATCATAGAAAAGGATTTCAATATAATTCAGGCATTAGAATTCCTTATCGTGCAGATCATATACCTTTGGGAATTGAATGGGATAGCTATGGTTGTTATCAAGAAGCAGTTGAAAGAGACATCATGATGAACTCTTTTAAGCAGATAGATGTTCCTCAATTCATAAAAGATTTGTTTAACAAGTATAAGAATTTGACTTACAAACAAATTCAAGAATTGGATGAGGTGGCATAGTGGATAACAAAGTATTAGGAATACTAGAACAGTGTGAGCAGTTGCAAGAGTATCAGAAGAAGCAGATAGCTACTATTCTGATGGCATCGACTCTCGAATCATTAAGTTTATCGCAAGTTATAAAGGTGCTTGTCGATGATATGGCTAACAAACTAGATACTGAGGAGGTATAAAATGGCTGAGAAAAAACTAACCTATGGCGAAGTGTGGGAAACACTATCCAAAGTGGATGTGTCAAAACACACTGAGGAGAAAATGAAACTAACTTATTTAAGTTGGTCAAGGATGTGGATGCTTCTATGTGAGCATTATCCACAAGCACAATATGAGTTTGTCGATTTCGATGGAGTGCCTTACAAGACTCTTCCTGATGGCACTGCTGAGGTTGTGACTAGAATTATGATTGATGACTTGGTAAGAGAGATGAGATTACCAGTAATGGACTATAAGAATAATCCAGTGGTCAATCCTCATGCTAGGCAAGTATCAGATAATGCGATGCGATGCTTGGTTAAATGTGTGGCGATGTTTGGATTAGGCATATCAGTCTTTACTGGTATGGCTGATGAGACTTTGCCT